TACTGGTAGATGTATCCAGTATTCCCATAGATTTTAAAGTTTTCTACACCATCATATCGTTTGATAAACTCACGACAATCACGAACAGAACCAGGTTCAATTGATTCAACATATTCCCCATTCAAGGTTTGATATTTAGTTTTCTTGTTAGAAGGGACAAAAAGAGTCGGGTTGAACTTCTCACGAGTCATGAAGTGTTTTCCATCTTCATAACCACGAACCAAGAAGTGGTCCCCGACCATCTGGACGTTTGTATAAAACTTCATTAGGCAATCATATCAAAATATTTGGAAAGAAGATCAGGAGTTGGATCTACAATGGTCATTATACTATCAGAATGAATCATGAATTCAGTCTGTAAACTAAAAGTAATCCAAGGTTCTAAAGTAAAAGAATCAGACTGCTCAACTAATTTAAAAGGTTTAGTGAGCTTACAGTCTGGTTCTCCAAGTTCAGATCCAACTTCAACAATCTCAGAAATTAAAACTAGGTCATTCTTGAGTAGAAGACACTTCACTATTTGTTCCATTAATTTTCTCCGAATACATTTCTTTAACACTATCTAGTGGTTCCACAATTGTAACCACATAGTTAGTCGGAACTGCCATCTCTTTATCAGCAGACAATAACATCCACTGTGAAAAAGTGATTTCATAAGACCTTTCATTATCTTGTTCAGAAACTAAGAAAGGTTTGTTGATTGTAACTTTCTGAGGATTTGTAAAAAGATACGCTACTGATTTTTCCTCAGAAATAACTTCTTTAATATCAGTAATGACCTGTTCACCAGATTGCAATAAAACTACTTTGACTGACATTGTTTAAATGATTCCTCCAACTATTATACCAATAAAAAGGGGAGGCGTCAACTGGATTTTGCCAGTTGCCTCCCTTGGCACAGCGCCGACGATATTCAAAACTATTTAGAGATAGTCCTTTCTCTTATGATGATCTGGAACAATTCGTCCAAGAGTAACGGTCAAAAGTCCATCCTCAAAATTAACCGATCTAACTTCCGTATCATCAGAGAGCGTCCAAGCTCTTGTAAAACTGCGTTGAGCCAGACCTTTGTGAAGATAGTTAGACTCCGTTTCTTTATCTTCTTTCTGACCTTCAACAAAGAGTTTGCCGTCTTGTGTATAAACGAGCACCTCTCTTTTTCTAAATCCGGCAAGAGCAAGTTCAAGTCGTGATTCTACATTACTGACCTGAACAAGATTATAAGGTGGATAGTTTGAAGTCGTTTCGTGAAGATGGAAAAGACGATCAAAATATTCGTCCATTCCGATGCTGTACTTATTGATCTTCTCCATCAAAGCAGGAAGATCCGCAGCAGTATATCGTGTGATACTGGTCATTATGGTAGCTCCTTTAAAAGCGAGTTTGTGTTTTGTGGACCCCGAAGGCATCCTTACTATTATATAGGTATAAACAATAAAAAGGGGAGTGTTGAACTCCCCAATTTATCATTCGGCATCCTCTACCTTTTTCTTTTTAGCACCAATATTATACTTGGTTTCTAAAATCCAATCACCCTTGTCTTTGTAAGCAAGAACCTTAATCTGGTTCAGGGGGGCAATGTCTTGAATCTTCTTAATATCAACAATAGTAATCAGACCCCAATCGGCAAGCAGTTGGGCAATACGATTACGACGCTGAACATCATTCACGGTTAGGTTTGCGTGTTTGCCATCCAGAGCAAACAGTTCCTTAAAGTGAACGAGATAATACCTACCTTGCTTGTGTAGAATATGACAAGACTGATAGATTTTCTTTTCCTTTCTTGAAGCAACTCCGATACGGGTCAAAGTCTCACGAACCTTAAGAAAATCATCAGGTTCATTGAGAATCACTTCCACCATTTGGTCGGGCGTCCACTTTACTTCAGGTTCTTGAACGACACTCATTTTGATCCTCCAGTTTCAAATTTCGATTTAATAAATGTTAGTTGTTCTTTAGTAAGAATCCTCAAAGCTTGTTTTGCCTTTTCATTACTAAAACCATAGTAACGTTTAACATAATCAAGGTCTTTGATTTTATCTTGTCGGAGCCAGGGAGAAAATCTCTTCTTTTTCCTCAGACTATTTATAAAAAAGTCATATTGAAGTTTCTTTGGGAGGAAATGATAGCGATTCATTTCATTCGCAAACAGAACGCAATCAAGATGACCTGATAGACAACGATTGATAATATAAGGAGCATATTCTTTTTCAAGAGAGGGGTCTTCGTCAATCAGATGGTTCTTCGTTTGATTGATCGAGTTTAACCAGTCCTTCAATTCCATAATTAAAAAGTAGTAGTTCTTTACGTTGTTTTTGCTCACGCATATATTCACCAACCGAACGCATCGTATAAGTTAAGTCAAACTCAGCAGCATTCCAGTTCTTAAAGCGGTCTTTTACAAGTTGATCAGAATTATAACTTACCAACTGGTCCATATCGTTAGCATCGCAGTCAGCAGCAAACTTATCGTGATCAAATCCTTTGTGCATTGATCCTTTACGCCCATAGAGATTATCCTTAATGTCATAAGGAGGATCGAGATACATAAAAGCACCCTTGTTTCCATCCATCAGATAATCATACGAGTAATTAGTTATACGCCAATGCGATATTAGTTTAGAATACGAAGGCAGTTTTTCGATCCCTCGCATTGAGAAGTTGGCATTGGAGGCTTGTGGTGAAAATGATGAACTCTCCGTGAGACCACTGAAACTGCACTTATTGACAATATAGAAAGCCACAGCACGATCAAGACTGGGCAAACTCTGGTCATTGATCTTCTCCTTACTTGTGAGGAACAGTTCTTTTGCGGATTCTGGATTATTGTGGGTCGATTTAAGATCTACCAGTTTATCCTTTAAGTCAGAACCAAACATCTGGAGTTGCTGCCAGAAGTTTACAAGAGGTTCATAAAGATCATTCACCCAAATATCTAGGTAAGGATATTTTTTAGTGATATGAATCGCAACACTTCCACCACCAAGAAATGGTTCTCGGAACTCATCATAGTTGCGGAGGTCTGGAAAGTAAGAATCCATCTTGACACAAGCACGGGACTTACCACCAGGATAGCGTAACGGTGTTTTAAGAGACTTCATAATCTTTAGGATGATACTTCAAATACTCTCTAAAAGTGAGTTTCATTTCTTTCTTCGTCATACCACAATGCTTTGCGGCAGCAGGAAGATTTAGTGTAGCACGAAACAAACCTTCATTTGCTTCTTTTACATTCTCAGGAGTTGTCTTTACTGGAACCTCATAAAGAGATGCCTTATCAATTTTTAACAGACCCATTTATACACCTCACAACGATTTCTGTATTTCTAGTTGCTTCTGCCATCTCACGATATCCAGTTCCAACATAAACCTGCCCACCAACTACAGCAACGGCACAGGCACCCCAAAAAATGTAGTACCACTTAGACTTGACTTGATGTTGTTTCTTGAGTTCATCAAGTTCTTCGTGAATATCTTGATGATGAAACCTCAGTGGTTTTTGAATAAGTGCTTTTAGTTTCTTGTTTTTCATTTAAACTCACATTCAACCATTAGTTCAGTTAGACAGGCAAGCATATTGATTTCTTGGTCTGCTACAAACGCACTCTGATACTGATACTTAGCAAGCACAAGCACAGCAGCAGGAATACTATTGTTTTCAAGGGTGCTATAAAGAGCATCGTAAATACGACGCAACAATAAAGTAGTATCATTATCCATGTTAGCCACCACCCACTTCCGAACTTCAGGGAAGTTCTTTTCTTTAAGGTTTTGAAGGAGATCATTTACAGCGATGTCAGAGAAAGCAGCAAGAATCCCAGAGTCAATTTGCCCACCGACTGAGTATCTTTGACACTCGTTAAGGACTCGTCGCCAGTCTGGGAAGTGCTTGTTGATGAGTTCGGCAATGACTTTAGGATCGTATTGTACACGTTCCTCATCCAAGATGTTTTGTAAACGCTTGAAGAAGGATCCTGCCAGTGCGGTTTTTTCTTTTCCTTTGATGGAGAAGTCAATGACGGCACATCGGGAGTGGAGGGGTTCAATGATTTTGTTTTTGTAGTTGCAGGTAAAGATGAATCGGCAGTTACCAGCAAACTCCTCAATAAACGCCCGTAGTAAGAGTTGTACGTCGTTCCCTGTGTTATCTGCTTCATCAATGATGACGACTTTGTGCTTAGCATCTGACGAAAGTGAGACGGTCGAAGCGAAGTTTTTCGCATTGTTTCGGACAGTATCGAGGAATCTACCTTCGTCGGATCCATTGATGACATAAACATCTACCCCAAGTTCATTACAGAGTGCCTTAGCAACAGTAGTCTTCCCAATACCAGGAGGACCAGCAAGAAGCATATTTGGAATCTCACCTTTATTTAGAAACTCCCGAAACATAGTCTTGGTAGACTCTGGGAGAATACAATCTTCAATCGTCTTGGGGCGGTATTTTTCCACCCAAATAAAATCACTATTCATAATCAAGTCCAATCAGGTTTTTTCAAATAAGAACTTGGGACAATTTCCCACCATTCATTCCCATCAAAAATATACAACTTGTGTGTATCTTTGTCAAGAAATATATCACCCTTCTGATAGTTCATATCCATTCAGGTTTACGCTCAGGCATACGAAGATAATTATCCGACACCCAAGGTTTTGAAGCAATGTACCTTTTATAAGCAGTAAAGGTATCAATGCTATCATCAAATTTCCATTCTTCAGGCATTGCCCTAGCAAATGGAGTCACTTCTGTAATCTTTCCTTTGGGGAAAAGATAATAAGCATCTACAAGAGTCTTGTAACAGGAGTGAGTTTTATTATAGCGTAGTTGGTACTCATCACACAAGTTCATTCCCCACTTAATCAACCAATAGGCATTGTGGATACTATCCATTGCCCACCTGGTACAGGGATGATTACGAAACGCACCCTTTTCAGTTCTGTAGGGAGTGCCGTCAGTCTTAGGCAGAGTGCCGTAGTTATGACCCCACTTTTCAGAGGCAACAATGGAGAGCATTTGACAGCACTCCAAAGGCATCTTGACAATGTGTTTATCGGGGAGACATACGGCACTTTCAGCAGGCCAAGGGGACGTTACAAAGATGTTCATCCAAAGGTAGAATCAGGTTCCAGAGCAATATAATACTTCAGGTTGTACTTGGTATTCGTAAACTGAGACAAAAGTTTAGAAGACACCACAACGTCATAGGCACCAGGGATAATCTTGATGTTTTCTACCTTGAAGTTGAAAGTGAATTCAGCATCAGTCTCACCAACCACGATGGCGTATTCGTTAGAAGTATCGTTCTTCTTATCACGAACCACCAGTTTGATTACACCATTCTCACCAACGGCAGAGAGGTCAGGAAGTTGATAGACTGCTGCTGCCTTGACCAGTTTCTCCAGAGAAGTGCTATCCAGTTGGAA